TCTTATATTTCTCTTAGGCATAGTTCTTATATCTTCAAGGCATGCTTCACATATCTTAGTTCCTATATAGTCCTCTAAGTTTTCTTCGTTTCCACATAAAGCACATTTTGTTTGATGCTTTTTAAGCACTATAGCATCTCCATCTGTATATACCTCCATTGGAGTTCCTTCCTGGATATCAAAAATATTTCTAAGTTCCTTTGGTAATACTATTCTTCCTAGTGGATCTATCTTTCTAACTATTCCTGTTGATTTCATTTATTTATCCCCTCTCTCCAATAAATTTGCACTCATATATATTCCTCTTTTTTCATGCAATACTAAATCTATAGGACTTCTACATTCTTTACATGTAACTTCTTTAAGTCCATTGGTCACATAAAAACTAGCATTAGTGTTGCAGTTAGGACAATTATATTTAGCATGATTAATTTCTCTAATCTGAGGAAGTTCTTCACCACATTCTCTGCATGTTAATGAATGTTCTTTATAAACTAACTCACTATTTTTCATAAAAAGTGTTGGTGTTGCAACATGTCCACATTTTTCGCATTTAATCATTACTAAATTCTTTTTAACATATCCACCTTTGTATATCTCACCTCTAATGACTGGTGCATCTAGAGTACCTGGTGTATCTACACTCACTATTAAAGGTTCTGGTTTAGATATTGGTATTGAATCTTCCTCAATACTTTTCCCAGTTTCCTCTGCAACTTTTTTAAATCTTTCTTCAAAACTTTCTTTACTACTAATTGATAACCTATCTATTAATTCATCTAATCCCTCAGTTACTTTACATGTCTCTACATCAATGTTTCTTATAAGAATTTCTGTTAATTGTTTGTATAGCTGATTAGCTTTACCTGCAGGTAAGTCTGTATAAACCTTTGATTTTCTATCTAGAGTTATTGATATTTTCATAATTAAATTTCCTCTCTTTCATTCCATAATTCACAATTTACTTTTGGTTGCTTTTCCATATCCTCACGCTTTGCTTCACAATATCTAACCTCTGGTATTGGTTCATAACATGGATATTCAAATTCACCATGTCTTTCTGAATGTGATGGTTCATATACATAGTTACTGCAAGTTAGACAAGTTTTATTTTTGGTGTTGTACCAACATATATCTTCATGTTTCTTCATTTGTGTTTTATTGATTAATCTTCTTTTATTACAATGCTCACACTCGTAAATTGTTCTTTCTATCATCGCATTACCTCCTATATTCTTATTTGAGCATTGCAACCCTTAATCATTAGGTCCAATTCTCTGTTAGGTTGCCAATCTATAATTACCTTTCTAGCAAAATCTAACTCTTTAACTGCTGTATTCTTATAGCTATTAACTTGTAATACTCTCTTATAGTCCTTCCAAATCTGGCTAAAAGCTTTCTTATTAAGTTCTCTATAGGCTGGTGCATCTTTACCACCCAATGCTTTAATTACAACTTTCTTTGCTAAAGAATTTAATTCTTCTTGTTGTGCATAATCAATTGTCATGGTATTTTCCAACTTGGACACTCTGTTGTCAATCTCCATTGTTCTTTCATCTAAAGTAAATATAGCCTGTAACTCTTTAGATAATTTAGGTTGTTCTGCTCTCATATTGAAATATCCATCAACTAATTTTTCGTATTGTTCCCAAGCAATATCATCTTCCAAAATCTTAAGCAACTTTGCATATCCTCTTTCAGATAGCAGATAAATGTTAGAACTTGCATTAATTGAATTTTTAGTGTAAATTTCGCTTTCGCACAAATCGATAGCGAATTTACTTCCTTTTAAATCAATAATATCTACATAACTTTTAAACCTTTTTTTATTTCTATTTATTGCTTCATTTATTCTACCTGTATCTTTTCCATGAATTTCAGCGACTTCTTTAGCTAATATTGATTTTTTACCTTCTCCAAAACCTCCTTCAATATCATGAAATTTCATATTATCAATTTGTTTAATACCTTTTATTATCAATTTTTTCATGCCTAAATCACCTCCGTAGCTCTAATTTCACTCATCAAATTAAATGTTCCAACTACCCATGAAGCCTTATTTTGAATATCTTTTAGTTTCTCAATGAAATCACTTTCTGTAGTATCTAAACCAACCAACTCTTCTAAAAAACTTTGCATGTTCTCCAAATACCTAAATGTATTATTTAGATTAAAATCCTTATCGCTTTCAACTAATTTAATCCTTTCATTAGCTTTATCTAGCTTTTCTCTAAGTATTACAGTTGCTCTTGCTATTGTTTTCATTCTCTCTTTAAGAGCTGCTTTCTCTTCTCTTAACTTGAATATTTCCATTGAAGCAATTTGCATATCATCAGGCTCTTTTACTAGCGAAACCATAATATCTATAGTCTTTGGATTAACTTGATTCTTCTTTAGTTCATTTTCTAAATTTATATTTTCCACAATTCCATCCCCCTATTTTTAATCTAATATTTCTTTTAGAATTTTTGTTTTTTCTTTGCCTTTTTCTTGTCTTATGCTCTTCCATGTATTTTCGACTGGTGTACACATTTCTAATATTCTGTCATAAGTTCTCTTGCCATACCTTTTCTCTATATCATTTAAGCTAAGATTTATTGTTATTATCGTTGGTAACTCATTCCTATAGCGAGAATCTATAATGTTGTATATCTGAGTTCTGCTCCATGGTGTATCTTGCTCCGTTCCTAAGTCATCTAGTATTAATAGTTCTGCATTAGCTAAACTTCTTAGAATTGTTTGTTCTCCTTCAGTACCCCATTTGTTGTATGTTTCTTTTATCCTGTCTAGTAAAGCATTTATTCCAACACATATAACTGGAATTCCTTTTTGCAATAAACTATTTGCAATGCAAGCTGAAGCATAAGTTTTACCATTACCAGGCACTCCATAGATTATTAATCCAACATTATTTTCTTTTAACTCTGAGAACTTATAAGAATATCTTGAACAAATTTCATATATCTTTTCATTTGCTTGGGTATGATCCCAACTTTCAAATGTAACATCTTTAAATTTTTTATCCATTAAAGAATTTTTGAAAATAATATCTAACCTTCTCTGCTTATCTTCATTTTCAAATTTAATTCTTTCTTCTTCCATCTTGGCTTTTCTGCATGAACACGCCACTGGAACTCTCCATGGTTTATTTAGAACTGTTATTACTTTTTCTACTGCTTCTCCACACTTTGGACAAGTTTTTAGTTCTTTATTACAATCCGATTCCTTGATTTCGAAGTTCTTCGCCACGATTGTCATTATTTGCTCCATGACTCTTTTCCTCCATAGATTTTGTATCAGTTCCTTCTGCTCTTCTTGTTTCTAAAATGCCTTTGATATATGCATAACTTCTTTTCCCTCTATCATTAGCTATTTCTGCAGCCTTAACTACTTCACTCGCTGAATAAATTTCTATATCTTCAGCAATCTTTTCCATTGTTAAAGCTGACATAGTAATGTTACATTTTTCTATAAATTTAAATACTTCAGTATTACTTTTTATAGATAGAGAGAGATTCTTTTTCTTTTCTCTTTCTCTTATATCTATATCTTTATCTTTCTCTATATCTAACTCTTTCTCTGTCTCTCTCTCTGCTTGGAGTTTTTTTGGAGCATCTTTGGACTCTTGTTGGAAATTCTCCAATCCCTCTTCATTGAAAGGTAATTCAGGTACAACCTCTTTATCTTTTCTCTTGTACTGGGCCCATTTGCTTTCACTACCTATCATATTTTTCACCTCTCTCATAAAAAGAGCTCCATTATCCAATTTGTCCATTAGTCCAAGCTTAGCAAATAAATCTATAGCAACTTTAACTGTATCTACATCCGTATTAGTGATTTTTGATAACATATCCGGAGTATATGGAATTACATCCCTAAACATAAGCCTTCCTTCGGTAGATATGCTTTTAACTAATAACTTTAAATAAAAGATGATGTATTTTTCTCCATTAGTTTGCATTTCTATAACTTTTACTTCTTCTCTTTCAAAGAAGTTTTCATGCAGTTTAAGCCAATAATATTTTTTAGCCATAAATTCACCTCATTAGCAACTTTTCGTTAAAACTGGCATATACTATTCCTGAGATAATTATTAAAATATACACGTATATGCAGCTGTGTTATAATTTGTGTAGATAGGCATCTTTGCTGAGATACCTATCTGTGAAAATTTTCTTAAGTTCCTGGTAGTAGTCTTTTCGTGGTGGTTAAGGCTACTATCTTTTTTATTAGCAAACATTTTGAATACTTTTAGCTATATCTAAGTAGTTTAATTTTTCTTTATGTTCCCTCATATAGCTTTCAACCTCTTCCATAGTGTTAAAACTTTTAGCTTTTACTGAACCCAATTTGCTTTTTTCAATATACATAAGCCATATTTTTCTACTCATATAATCACCTAACTTTCTTCAAATGGTGTTCCTTTAAACATATCCTCTTGAACAACATTTTCATTTACGATATCTGCATTTTCATATTCAGTTGTTGTTTGAATAGGATCTACATCTACATAGCTAAAATTACTTAACTTTTCCTCTTTAGCTTCTGACTTATAATCTAAATCTAGAGCCTTTGCCATTTCAACACTCTTAGGTGCAAACTTAAGAACATCTATTAATACTGTTTTCTTTGCCATAGAATCAAAGTTTTTTGCCCAAACTGAGTTTTGATTAATTTGACCTTTGTACATATAGTTCTTAGAGAAATCTTTTGCATGTTGTTCTACTCTTTCTTTTGACCATACAACAAAGTCGAATCCACCATTTTTCAATTTGTATACTGCATAATAATGAGTTACTTTTTCGCTTGGTACATCTGCAGGTTTATGAATTAGGTTCTTATGAAGTCCATATTCATAACTAAATTCATCACCTTCTCTTACTTCATGCGCATATATTGCTTCATACTCTCCAGTATTAAATGCCATCTTAAGTATGCCTTTGTACCCTACCTGGAAGTTAACCTCAACTATACCTTGTTTATTATTTCTATAAGGTATTACATAAGCTTCACCAAGTACTGTATTGGGTTCTAATCCACATTGAGCACTTTGCATTAATGCACTTAAAAATGTTGTTGTATCAGCTTCCCAAAATACTGGGTTACCATTAAAAAGACTTAATGCTATTCTTGAAAATCTCTCAGGTGTCATTGCCTTTCCTACTGCTTTTTTAATTTCAGGCAACATTTTTTCTAGTGCATTGCTCATTCTTTTTTGTGGTGTGATTTGTACATTTTGACTTTTGTTTTGATTAGCCATTAAGCCACCATTTGCATTTGCCATTATTCATTCCTCCTATCTTAATAAAAACTCTTTCTAACTTCTTCCCAGAATTTATCGTTTTGATTGTAATCAGCCTGTGCAATTTTTTTTAGTTCTTCTCCTGTGTACTGAATTGCTTCCCACTCCGTTTCATCAAAGTCATAACAACTGCAATGACTTCCTTCTATAACTACAAAAGTGTCGCACTCCATTTTTAACAAAATTTGTCTTGACATTTCATAATCAGGTTCAGATGTATATGCAGTTACTATGTGATGCGGTTTTATATTAAGATCTCTCCATGAAACTTTTTTCATTATTCATTCCTCCTACTTAATTTCTGTTATTCTAAGGTTTATATATTCAGTTACCCCATTTACTATTGATTCGTAAGTAACTGGATACTTTTGCTTTAAAAGTTTAAGGTCTGTCTTATCTTTTTTAACTGAAAATCTTGAAATCTTATAACTTCCGTCATAACCTTTCTTTGCATTTCCCATAGCTAAGAATATCTCTTGTTTTGCTTTTTCCCGTTCTTGTTCTAGTTCTTTAATTTCTTCTCCTAAATCTTTGTATTTAGATAGAAGTCCTCTTTGTAAGCTAATATCTTCATCCCTTAGGTCTTGTTGTTCTGTAATCTGCTCTGTTTCTGTGTGGATCCCTATCGGCTCCGGTGGTATCTTAGGTATTATATTATTCTCCCAAAAACTTTTACCTACATTTCTCAATGCAGTTATATCATCATCATTTCTAGGTACTACTTTCCACTTGATTTCTTTTCCTAGCATATAAATGATTAAGAAGTTTTTAAGCCCTGTAACTCCCATGTACCACTGACATTGCAGATAATAACTGTCTGGAACTTCTTCCCCTGCCCACATCTTTTTAAGAAATTCTGAACCTGTTTTTATTTCTAGTCCAAATAACTCATTTGCTTCAATGCTCCAATACTCTCCAGTGTCTCTATTCTCCCTATGTCTCCACTCTTTAGATAAGATTCCAATACCATCAATATTAGCTGAGAAGTAAGCTATTTCTTTATCCACCATCATGTATGGATATTCATAAGTTATTAGCTCAATTTCTGTTTCTTTCTTAAAATCTTCCTGAACCCATTCTCTTATAAGTGGTTCCATTCTGTTTCCAAATTGAGTATGAACATTACCCTTAAACTTCTCTACTAACCCTAATTTGTCATTGAATACTGTTAATGGTGATGCATACTTACTAAATCCAGCTATAGCTCCTATTTCTGAACCTCCAATCGAATTAGTTCTTTGAGAGAGCCACTTGGTCCTATCTTCACTATCTTCTCTAGTATCAAAAACAACTTCTGCAGATGTAAACAAATCTTTATTTTCTACGAATTTAACTTTACCTTCACCTGTTATCTTTAGTTCCACTTAGCTTACCTCCCCTATTTTTTCTAACTCAACTTCTCCACTTTCGGTCTTTGCAACTTCTGTAACGAAATATTGATATTCATCCTCGGACATTTCTTTTAATAACTTATCTTGTGATTCCTTATCCAAACACTCAAAACGATCTAAACAAATAACTTTTAATTCACCACACTGTGCTTTAGCTACTCTCATTGCAAGAGAAAGCTTTTCGCCATCGCTTAAACCATCTATTAAAGTTCCATTAATTCTTACTAAGCCATTTTCATCAACACTTATTCCTTCTATTGGCATCTTAGCAGTTTTAAGAAGTTCTCCTGGTAGATTTCTAGCTTTATTAATTCTTTCTGTAAGTAATGCAGAATACTGTTCTTTAGGTGCTAGTTGATTATCTCTAATTTCAGATATCCTGTTCCATTCACGAAGATAAGAAACCATTTCTTGTACTTTGTTAGCTTCTTCTTGTAATGGTTCAACATCTATTTCCTCATGTTCCTCTAGGTATTTAGATGCCTTACCTATTCTAAGTTCTTCCTTTTCTATTTCACTTGTTGCATTATTCGCAACTACTTCTTTTTCTGCTATTTCTTTATCTTCTAGTCCTATTAATTCCTGTTCTTTAGCTGCTATTTTATTTTCATTAATTCCTATAAGATCCTTTTGTTCTTCTGCTTGTGAAAGTATTTCTCTTTTCTTTAAATCCTTCTTTTCAGCATATCTTTGAAGTAATTCATGATACTCTGCTTCTAACTCGTTATCTAGTTTAGATAATTCAATTTCTACCTTTTCATTAGCACTGCTAATGTACTCTTTAGCTTTCTCAATTCTGTTTTTAGATAAATCTATAATGTCCTTTATATCTTGCCTTTGCTCATTATATTTAAGCTTAATTTTGGACTTCTCCCCCTCTGCAGTTGCTTTTATGCTCTCAACTTTAGAGTTATAGTTTTCTTGAAGTCCCTTAGCTTCTGATATCCATTTATTAATATCTTGCGCTTCTTTTACCTTAGAGTAATACTCTTGGACATTCACATCTTTCCATTCTTCTCCATCGTATTCCGGTGGTAAATCATCAACTATAGCTTTTATCCTAGCTTCTAGTTCCTTAATCTCTCTGTTAACTTCTGCACGGTCATTGTAATACTTAGTTTCTATAGCTTTTAAAATAATAAGTATGTGCTCTGTATAGTCTATATTGTCAGTTAACTCTCCAAACCAATTAATGATATCTTCTTTGCTCCAGCCTATTTCTAACATGCTAAGAAGTGATTTAGTCTGCTCTTTTACTGAAAGATTTACCCAATCTAAAGGCCTAAATATATTCCCATTTACTAAATCTCTAAGAAACTTTTCTGTAGAAGGTACTCCTTCATCAGCCTTTCTTATTTTTAGATAATCTGCTTTATCACTTCTAATTCTTCTGTTTACCTCTAAACCATCATCGAGTTCTACATACAATGCTGCTTCATCAGTTCCATGTCTTACTACTTCCGTTCTTCTACTTTTGTTAGTGAAGGTCTTTTCTAGTGCTTCAATTACAGAAGTCTTTCCTTCTCCATTTGGTCCTCTAAGGATATTGATTTTAGCTGCTTTTATCTCTTGCTCTTCAATACCTAAAAAGTTCGCTATTCTCAGTAATGAAATTTGACTCATTCTTTACTTCCTCCCTCTTATTTAAGATTTAATTCGTTCCAGGTCCCACTCACCAAATACAGTTCTACCAAATCCGGAATAACCTTCTGTGGTTACATCTAACATGTATAATCCTGTTCGACCTTTGCGAATTATAACTCCTTCTATATTGGTTCCCTTAACCTTTACTGGCTCTCCTATATTCACATCTTCACCCCCTAGTAAATAATGCGTGCTATAGCTAGCAATGAACCAAATACAATAGATATTGCTAATAAACACCTTATGCTATATAACAATTCGTACTTAAATCTTTTACTACACCCCTTGCAGGTCTGACATCTTTTCATGATATATCCCCCCATTACATTTTTACCCTCACATTGGAGCCACTTGATTACTTTTACCCTCCGTAGAGCCACTTTAATAAATTTTCAAATTTTAGTAATCTTTTAGAGTTCTCAGCATAGAATATATTGAGAAGGTCTATGCAAATTTTTTAAATTAAGTTTTTTATAAAAGGCATTACTGCCCTTTCATCTCTGTAGTGTATAAATTTTTAATTGATTCAATTTCATTAAGTTCAAGTTCTTGTAATAAAACATCTGCGATAAGTTCTGCTTGATGTTTAAGAAAATCTTCTTCACTAGTTGGGTAATGATGTACTATTGTATACTCCATTCTGTTCCCCTCGCATATTTTTACTATAATTAATATATTCACTAGCCTTACGTTGTGTTACCACTTCCAAAGTTCTTTATTAATAAGATCATTAGGTTCAACTTTTAGTGCTTTACACAACTTACAAGTTATAAATAAGCTTGGATTGATGTATTTACCACTTTCCATTTCACTCAAATACCCTCTTGCAACTCCACTTTCGTGACTTAACTGAGATATAGATAATCTCCGTTCTTTCCTAATCTCTTTTATCTTTAGTGATTCCATTGTTTCCACCTCTTTCAAGTTAAAGAATATTTAACTCTGTTTTAATTTCTAAAAACTACATAAACTAAACTAAATCGATTCAGTTTTCATTCTGATAACTTCATCGGTAAAAAAAATTTCCTCTGCAGTTATTCCTGGTACTTTAGTTTTTAAAAAATCTACAATAGTTATCATCTCACTATGAGTAAATTCTTTTTTTCCTGTTTCTTTATGATTGTAAGAGGTTAAACATATACCCATGATTTCCGCCATCTCTGTTTGGCTTATGTTTAATAGTTTTCTGTATGCTTTTAAAGTATTATTCAAGTTGCCGCCTCCTTTCATTGTAGATAATTTCAGCTTCAGTTATCAAAGTGATTACTAACTATATTTATATAATAGTTCTCTTTACGATAACTGTCAATACTATTTTATCAATTTTCTAAAAAAAATATTCATTTTGATAACAAATATTTTTAAAATGTTGCTATGTTGTATAATTATCATAAGGAGGTTGTCGTTATGAAAACTACAGGTGAAAGAATAAGATATATAAGAAGTAACATCTTGGATAAAACAGGTAATGAGTTTGGAAAATTATTAAATGTAACTAAAGTAGCAGTTTCAAACTGGGAAAACAATAATAGAATGCCAGATGCTGATATGTTAGTAAAAATAGCAGATCTAGGAGATGTTTCTGTTGATTGGCTTTTATGTAGAACTGATAATCCTTCTTCTAAAATACTGAAAACTAATTATAAAGGGGATGAATTCGAAGTTGAAATTGATAAGAATTATCCTCATGATTTAAGCCCTGAGGATGTAGAATCCTTACTTGAACAATTAAGGAAAACTGGATTTGATGTAGATACGTTAATTAAAAATACAAGAATTAAATAATTATTATGGAGACCATAGCTTTTTATTAAAAGTTATGGTCTTTTTATATTTTATTTCTAACTTTAAAATTTTTTCTTATTTTTACACTATAACAATAATGCAAGCTTACATTATTGCTCTATACTAAAATATATGGCTGTTTTGTTTATATATGTAATAATGTTCTGTATACAGACAATTACATTTAATAGAGCTCTGTGTAATAATTTATATATAGTTATTCTATTATATTGAAAATTATTTATAATAAAGTTATAATAAGAACAAACGTATGTTTGTAATATGGAAGGGGTTAATGTAATATGAGTATTAAATTGGGGGATTTTAATATCTTAGAAATGAAAGTTAATGGACAAGTTATTTATAATTGCAATGAAGAGAATAATATCCTAAAACCGACTAAGGAAAATATTGCCCGTACCTTATCAGATGAAAATATAAGAGAATTAACAAAGTAATAATACAACAACTATAAACATACTAATAATTGAGGTGAGCTTATGATAGCAGCAATATATAGTAGAAAATCTAAGCAGACTGAAACAGGCGATTCTATAGAAAATCAAATAGAATTATGTAAAAACTATGCAAATACTTATCTTCTAAAAAATAATGAAGATGTTAGTTTTATCATTTATGAAGATGAAGGATTTAGTGGTAGCAATACCAATAGACCAAAATTTCAGCAACTATTAAAAGATGCTAAAGATAAAAAGTTTAATTGTTTAATTTGCTATAGACTTGATAGAATTTCTCGTAATGTAGCTGATTTTTCTTCTACTTTAGAATTACTTCAAAATAATAACATAGATTTTGTATCTATAAAGGAACAATTTGATACAAGTACCCCTATGGGAAGAGCTATGGTATATATATCTTCTGTTTTTGCACAATTAGAAAGAGAAACTATTGCAGAAAGAATTAAAGATAATATGTACCAACTAGCTAAAACTGGTCGTTGGCTTGGTGGACAAACTCCCCTTGGATTTAATTCAGAACGTGTTAAATACTTTGATGAAGAAATGAATGAAAAAAGTATGAGTAAATTAACACAAGTACCGGATGAATTAGAACTTGTAAAATCCATATATGATTTGTACTTGGATGAAATGTCTTTACATAAGGTACAAAAATATTGTCTAGCAAACCATATTAAAGGTAAGAATGGCGGTCAACTAATGCAACGTAGTATAGATGATATACTCAGGAATCCAGCCTATGTTATAAGCGATGATGATGTATTTGAATATTTCAATAAACAGAATATAATTACTGTAGGTACTCCAAAGGGCCAAGGACTTCTAGTCTATGGCAAGCGAAATGTAAAAGGAAAGCAATACGATAAATCTGAATGGATAGTAGCAACTTCAAACCATAAGGGTGTTATTCCATCTAAAAAATGGTTAAGAGTACAAGAATTACTGGATAGAAATAAAAATAAGGTTTCTAAAAGGCTTGGGACTTCTAATGTAGCTTTATTAACTGGATTGCTAAAATGTTCTGAATGTGGTTCTTCAATGAGAATAACTTATAACAGGCCTAATAAAGAAGGTGTAAGGGGTTACCATTATACATGTACTTTAAAATGCCATAGTGGTAAAACTAGATGTAATAATCCTAATGCTAATGGATTAAAAATAGAGAAGGAAATTATAGCATCTATAAAAAGTACAACTAAGGAAGATATACTTAGAGAGTTTAATAAAAAATATAAAAATAAACCTAAAGCTGATGTTACATCTAACTATAAAGCAATAGAAAAGGAAATTAAAAATAAAACTGCTATGATGGATAATTTAGTTGATCAATTAGGGAATGCTACAGAATCTGCATCAACCTTTATTATGAAAAAAATAAATAAGCTTGGTGAAGAAATAGAAGTGCTTAATAAGGAACTTAATAAATCTCTTATAGTTAAAGATGAAACGGATAAAGAAAACGCAAATCTTGAATTAATTTTGCAATCGCTTGAAGAGTTTAAAAAAGTGTTTGATATGTTAGGTCTATCTAAGAAAAAGAGTTTACTCAATAGGATGATAAAAGATATAATATATGATGGATATAAAAAAAAGATAGATATAAATTATTTAATTTAA